TAGCTTTTTATTGCTGTTCCTTGGTCTTTTTCGCCGTCGAACCGGCTTCTAGCTGGAATCGATACTCAAGCCCGCGTAGACGCGTAGGATCAATCGTCAGGCGTATTTGATTGCCACTATTGGATAGTCGCCATTTCAGCAGCTTAGTTGCAGTGGTGACGCGGAAAATGTCGGATAGGTCGGTGTGACCATCTTCGATAATTTCTTCAATCTCACTTGCAAATAGATCGACAGGGATTTTATTCGGGATAATCAGAAGTAGGCTCATCATACCGTCGATAAGTTGCTTCATTGCTTCTTCGAGTAGATCGCGATCTTGTCCGTCACGGGTATCTTCTCGCTCGCCGATCATTGAAAGTGCCTCTGGCGTTTTACCCATACCCGGATCCATTGAGTTTTCAGCGTTAGCACGGGTATCAGTAGTACCGGCAATCGATTGAATCGCACCCTTTGCCATACCCTTTGCAGCCTGATAGGTTGAAAGTCCGGCGGTAGATCCCTCGTATTTACGGATAGAGTTCGGGATTATTTCCTCCCATACTGTACCGGCTTCACCCGGACGGATCGTGTGGCGTACAACACCTTGAGCATTGACGATCGTTGGTGGGAATAAGTTAATCTTGATTCCTTGGAAGTAGAAGTTATCCAGACCATCGTTTGCAAATTGCATAGGCATTGATCGTTGGAAGTCACCGATACCGTAAAAGCTATCGAATGTTGGAATACAAGGCTTAATGACAAATGGAATTTTGCCGTTTTTGTGCGGGTTCTTAATTGATCGAATAACAGTGTAGCCGTATTCAGGTAGGAATGTGACCCATCGTCCATCGTCACCACTTTCATATCGAGTAACAACTTGCACCTGTCGGCTAGACTGGCGGTTTACGTTACGAGCAAGTAGCGTGTCGCGGTTGGTGTCAGGTTCTTTTACAGCAGCTTTGAGCTGTTCAGATAGCCCCTTGATCTTGTCTTTTTTCCAGCCACCATCGTCATCTTCTTCAAGCAGATCATCAAACCACGTAGGTGATTTGTAAGCGATCGCGTGAACGTAGTCCATTTCTTCTACAGTGATAAAGCCATTTTGCGGGATAAAGTTGCGAGGATTCCACAACCAGCAATCCGGACCGAAGTACCCACTAGGTGAAATATTAAGATCGTAGTACATCGGCATATAGCCGTATTCACTTGATCCGTACTGCCACATATACATTTTCGTTTTGAATGGTCGTTGTGCATTGGCGTTAGGGTAGATCCACTTAGTACGGAGAATATCCATAAACAAAGCCTTGCCATAATCCTTTTTACCAAAGGCGAGCATTTCACCCTCTGGCAATTTACCGGCGACACGTGCAGCACGCTCGAGATAGATAGTAGCAGTAGCACTGTCAGTCAATCCGTTCTTAGTTTCGCGGCTTTTCTGATCGTAGGTTTTACCCATATGCATTGCTTCAAAGGCGTCGAAGTTTTCAATAGCTGTATCGTGAGCAGATAAATCTTCATCGAAGTCACGCTTGAAAAACTTGCCCTCGTCATCGAGAGTAACTTTATCGCGTGCGTCAGTTGGTGTCGTATCAGTTGGTTGAGGCATTTGTTTGTATTCCTTTTTCTTTTTATAATAGTCCAAAATCGTTGAATTTGACACTAGACGTAATCGGCTTCTCGTCTTTCTTCTGTCCGTATTTTAACCATAAAGCAAGGTAACGTAAACCGTCAGGGTGGTCGTCGTCTTTTTTAATTGGCAATTCACTCGTCGGGCGATCGGGCTTGCTTTCCTTGTATTTGTAGTTTTCCATCTGGTAGATCGTATGCGGGCAGTTTTCAGTAAAGTAAATATCTGGCTCTGGAATACCGACCAACTTTATTTTTGGAACAAGTTTTTGTGCAAGTAAGATAATACCTGAAACGATTGAAGAAGTACCGCCATTGCCGGCAGATCCACCGCCACGCTTCACCGCACCAACAACCGGCAAGTTTTCCTGTCGTACCATTTCGATAAGATCCGGGCGAGCTGAATCGGCAATTACTAGGGTGATACGACGCGTACCAACTTTCTCGCGAATCATTCGAGCACAATCTTTGATTGAAATTTCAGTGCCGTGTATTTCGTCGATTACCCACCAAGTTCCCTGATTGTCGATAATAACAATATTGATCGCCGTCGGGTGTCCCTCAACCCAACCAAAGTCCCACGTAACATAACACGTGCCTCCCTCTGGTATTCGCGGATCATTAGCGTCGACCACGTGGATCTTTCGATCGAACTTAGGGAATACCGACCCCTGTGCAGTACGGAATTGCAGCTCAACCTCTTGCATAAATATATCAAGTTGGTCGCGGGCTTTGGCTTCATTAAGCTCGCGGGTATACCATTCCTTTGTAACGAGTGGATTATCACGCCACGTCGCCTCGAGGTAAAACCAATCATCAGCAGTTTTGGCATATTGCAGCAAATTGTACCAGTGATTGTAACCCTTTGCCGTACCCATAAATACAGCCCACCCATCAGTAGTGGTGAAGAAGAATTTATATACAGCTTCCCAAGCGTTTGGATCTTGATCTTGGTACTCGTCAAATACGATACCGTCGGCTTTACGTCCACGATGATCGTCGGCATAGTCTGATCCGAGTAACTGAATTGTAGAACGTGGCTTGCTCGTATCGTGCTTAACGGCGATCCACCCCTTGCCCGGAATGTAAATAGGCATTTTGATATAGTTGAACGTAATCGTAAGATCCGTCGAGTTTGTATCGTAAATCAATTCCTTTGGAATCATATGCAAGTACTGTCGCCACATAACGTCTTTGGCGTGCTTGTGAGTACCGAACACAATGAAGTATTGCCCCTGTTTTATACACGCCGCCATCTCGAGGTGCTTGACTGACCACATCGACTTACCGACCTGACGCCCCCAAAATAGCGTCCCACGTTTGTAATCATCAACAAGAAAGGCACGGTGTGCCATCGCTTGCTTTCCGTGAGGTTCGTACTGGCTTTCTTTTGCAGGATCAATTTGCGTATTGACTACGTTGTAGGGGGTATCAGACATTTTACGTCCTATCGTCGGACTGATTGTAAAATTGAACTTGCTTTTGAATCAGCAGCAGATTCACCGACAACTTTTTCTGTATCGTAGACTTCGACTGCCTTTCCATCAATCACCATTTCAGTTTTGCGGTTCGCGTGCTCCTCTGGCTTTGCAGGAATAAAGATAGGGATCAACCAGTCGCGAATACGGTGGTAACGGATCTCGTCCATCATCTCTTTTGTGCTTGAAAAGTTTTCGAGTAGCCCCATGCGATCAGCAATGATCTGTGCGACAAACTCATCTTCGTGCAGCATCGTGCGGCTAATGAGTGCAGCACGACCGGTATCAACGTCATTGTCATCAAACAGACGTCGGAACAATCGTACAGTAAAACGTGGCTCTGCGTAAGTCACACCGTCCTTGGTATATTGCTCACCCTCAACGTCCCAAGTAAAGATGTAGTTTTCACGGAGGTTGTGACGCTTCAAACGATCGTCATCATACAGGCGATCTGTTGGATCGGGGTAATCGAGTTTTGAAAGCGAGTGCTTAACAATTCGCCCCTGAATACCGCCCTGTGCAGAGATGTGTACACCGTTGCCATTAAAAGGGCTTTGCGGTTGCATACTGGCTTTTTCGGCGAGCACTTGGTCAATATCAACAGATCGACCGGCATTCATCTTGAGTGCTTCAATCAATTCCTGTTGCAGTGCAATAATAACTTTGTCTTTTTCAGATTCACTAGCTTGTGAAAATGGTGATGGTGTCATTGGTGGACGTGGCTGTGGTGCTCCATCAGTAGCAATTTCTGGTCGCGGCACTACCGGCGATTCAGTTTTTGCCGCTTCAAGCTTTGCCTTGCGAGCTTCTTGAGCTTTCGCGAGTGCAGCAATTTGTTTTTCGGTGCGTGGTTTTTTTGCACCTTTGGTTTTTTTGACCATTTGTATTTCCCCTCGTTTTTAAATGATTTGCGAATTTTTATTTGAAGGATTTTTGTGTTTAATAGCATTGTATCTTAAAAAGAAAAAGCCGCCTAGTGGACGGCTAATTTCTTTTATGCTTTTTCCATTCCCCCGCGTACCATCGGATCTGATACTTCGACGTTTCCGGCGTTATAAGCGTAAATTTTCTTGAGGGTTTTTTCGTGCAGTTGCTTATCGTTGAAGCGACCGGCAGTGACTTTCCCAAGTTCTATATTATATTTTTTACGTCGGCTTGGTGGGACGGTTTTAAACATTTTATCGAATCGTCGGCGGGATAGTTCACGCTGTTCAATTCCCTCGAGGATCATAGCGTCCTCTGGCTTAACTTCAAACTTTCCCATTTGGCTTGTATTCCTTTTTGAGTTTTTTCAAAAGTTTTTTATTGATCGTTTTTTCTTTCGGGTTAACGATCGCACGTTGGCGTAGTGCCCGGGCTATTCTTCCATTCATTATGCTTTTGCTCCCATCAGTTGCATTAGTTCGTCTTGCGACAATTTTTTATCTATGATCGATCCACCGACAGTGATTGCAAGTGCCGCCGCCGCGAATGCGTTGCGGATCACCTCTTTCGTTACAATAGCGGGATCGACAATACCGGCGTTCACCATCTGTATAAAATCACCAGTAGATACATCGATACCGTGACCCTCGGCAATTTTGCCACCCTCGTACCCCTCGAGTTTATTGAAGCTATAGCCGGAGTTCTCGAGTAATACAGATTCATTTGCACTCAAGGCGTCAAAGATTGCAATTTCAAATTCACCGCCACTAAGGTGAGAAGCAATATCGCGTAGCGTAACACCACCGCCGGCAACGATTCCGCCTTTCATAGCCGCGTGAATTGCACCGATAGCGTCATCAACACGATCTTTACGTTCAGCCGCGTCGCTATCATTTGCACCGCCAACCTTAATCACGCCAACACCGTTCGTCAATGCAGCAAGTCGTTGAGCGTATTTCGCTTTGGTAACGTCGTCAGATTCTTTTTTATCCAACCCTTTAATCAATGTGATACGTTCAGCAGTGTCGCCACCAGCCTCAGCCATAATCAAAGTATCGTGAGCTTTTACGACAACTCGCTTTGCACGACCGAAGTTATTTGCGACTAGGTATTCTTCCCAACCGTCAATGCTCGTATCGATTACACCACCACCGGTAAGTGTAGCCATATCAAGCATACGCTCGCGTGCGTCATCGACGCCGGGTGATTTCACCACTGTTGCTTTAATGACTTGCTTCACGTTGTTATATACGACCATATCAAGGGGTTCTTCCGCAATGCTTTCAACTACGAATAGAATCTCGCGGAATCCAGCTTGTGCCACACCCTCAAAGATCGCCGCCATCTGTTCGACGCGAGTGATACCACCCATA